TCTTCTTCTGGCAGCATTTTTACGATTCGCAATATGGATTTGTGAACGAAAGATTGTCTATAGATATCCAAACCTTTCGGTCTAAAACCCAATATATTCTCCAAGTCTTTTCTCGACATATGGGGTGTAGTAAATCTTTTTACTTCGGAAGGCTCCAGTTGTATTGTAGGTCCAGGCGCAACTAACCCTTGAAAATCGGGGATACTTGCCTCTTGGCCATTTGTAACATTTGTAACGTTAGTATTCATATTACTTTTAATATTATTGATAACTGCCATTTTTTTAAATAAACTTAAAAATTAATTACTTTATAATTTATAGATGATTTTTAGCATTGAAGGTAACATCGGGTCTGGTAAGTCTACGTTTGTGGAGGATTTAAGAAACAAGCTTCCAAAAACTATGAAAGGTCGAGAGTTGATTTTTTTGCAGGAACCAGTCGAGCTTTGGCGCGAAATAAACGATGGCGGTAAGGACATTATTCAACTTTTTTACGAAGACAAAAATAAATACGCCTTTTCTTTCCAAATGCTTGCTTACATTACACGACTTAATATCATAAACGACGTACTCAATAAGAACCCAGACGCCGTTATTATTTCCGAAAGGAGCGTTTATACGGATTGCAACGTTTTTGCTCAAATGTTACACAATCAGAACCTAATTAACAGAGCGGAATTTCAAATATACAAACTTTGGTTCGACAGTTTCGAAAAAAATCTAAATAAACATCGGTTTATTTTCCTCAACACAAACTGCCAAGAATGCATGAATCGCATCAAAAAAAGAAACAGAACGGGCGAACAGGAAATAAATGCTAATTACGTCGAAGCTTGCGAGTACTATCATACGGAATGGCTTAAAAAATACGACACCGAAATTGTGTGTATGTTAGACGACAACTTACTCATTGAAGATAAGGTAAAAGTTATGTACGATTATATTAATTCTTTTTTGTGATTTTCTTATATCCATCCCGTATATAACTATAACCTAAACTTATACTACTAGGCTCGTAATCTACAGTTTTACAATAGTCATAGTTATTTTGGTCGGTTGAATATACTATTTTCTTTATTCCCAATTTTTTTATCACTTTGTAACAATGACCACAAGGTTGAGAATCTTTAAGATTATCCATTTTATCCAGTCTCGCCACAAATAGAACCATTTTTTTGAAAAATTTTAATATATTGTTTGTTTTTTTAATTTTACTATTATTAGCCACGAACTACTAAGGGATTTACGCATCGCAACCTCATATTCTTAGAAGCATCCCGTATCGCTGCCACTTCTGCGTGGCAAGAACAACACGCCCTAATAAACCCGTCTTTAGAATAGTTCCTGTAGTTATTATACCCCTTTCCCACAACTTTACCGTTAACAACTGCGATGCAACCGTGTTTCTGTAGCATCGGCGACATTTTTGCGTGAGAAGCAGCAAGTGCGCAGAATTCCTCTGTTTTGTTTGACATAATCATGTTTGAATATTGTTTACGTGATTTAAAAGGTGTTTTTTTATTTTAGGTTTTTTTTTATTTTTTTTTGATTTTCGATTTTTACGGGTTTAGAATCGTCGCTATTTGTTCCAATGCATTGCACGAAAACGATTCCGTCTTAAACCCTTCCAAAAATACAGGCGAGAAACAGTAACTTGGTGTGGATTTTGCCAAGTAAATCCACATACTGTCGTTTGCGTATATGCCTTTTCTCTCTACTTCGTAGATGAACAAGTTCTTAACAAGATTAAGAGAAGCTCCTTCTTTTATCTTCGCCAACGCCAACCACTTCACGTGTTTCAGTTCTTCTTCGCTGGTCTCTTCGTGTTGCATAGAAAAGGGTGTTGTAATAATGTACTTAGATGTTTTTTTAAACAGAGTACATCCTTATTTTTAGAGCGCATCACAATGGTACAAATATACACACCGAGAATAATCAGACTCTTTACAATATACGCTAGTAAACTTACTTAAGTTAATATCGCATGGTGTTTTTATTAACACTATGAGATTTGTGGCCTTATTGTGGATATGGGGCTGTCACGGGTTCTTTGCTTCGACGATGGAAGAAGCCTCTAAAAATATATTAAATCGAGCAGAATGCCAAGATAATAAGTTATTGCTGAGAAATTCCAGAATCCTCTTTTACGGTTCTGGAGGTTGTCCTATTAAATACCCCTGGAAATACAACGGGATGTGTTGCAAATATTCCGTTGATAAAATTTTGGAAGAGAGTGCGGTGGGAGAGTGGATGCGAAAAAACGGAGAATTTAAATATTTGTATTAATTAATAATGCAACTTTCATTCTGCGCCATAAGAAGAATTATCGCAGCATTTCTAATAGTATGTTGGTTTTTCCTTGGTATGGAAGGCTTCAAAAATAAATGCATAAAAGAAAAATTTGCAAACGAAGAACACCAAGCCCGTATTATCCTTTGCTGGGCAAAATGGTGCGGACACTGCAAAGCGATAAAGCGCAAAGACGACTCGGAACCCCTAAAAGAGTGGGATTTATTCAAGAAACAAAATAACGGCGTCGTTAATACTTCCAAGGGTGATGTCTATATTCAAGACTACGAAGTCGACGAATCACCGCAAATAGTCAAATCGTTAGGTGTTAAAGGCTTCCCTACAATCCTATTAGTATCTAAAAATGGTGATAAAATACCGTACAAGGGCCCAAGAACACAACAGGGTTGGAAAAAGTTTGTTCTTCAAAATGCGAATGATATTTAAAAAATAAGCTCTGGAGTATATTAAAGATGAGCACCATTAAAGCTTACACCGACGGCGCTTGCCGAGGAAATCCTGGCCCAGGAGGCGCTGGAGCCATAATTTTTTACCCAGAAACTACTCAAGAAATAAGCGAATACGTTGGCCGCAAAACAACCAATAACGTAGCGGAATATACTGCAGTTATTCTCGCCCTGGAAAATATTAAAAAAAGAGGCGTAAAAGAGGACGAAAGAATAGCCATTTATACGGATAGCGACCTTATCGTAAAGCAAATGCACGGAGTGTGGAAATGCAATAAACCCCACCTAATCGAACTAAAAAAAAAGGCGCAAAAAATAATAACAGAACTCAATGTTGGGTGGACTTTTGTTTGGGTCAAGGGGCACGCTGGCAACAAATGGAACGAAAAAGCCGATGAATTGGCGAATTTGGCCATAGATTCCAGGTAAAATAGAAAAACTTTAAAATATTAAAAACTGCCGCATTATTTATTTAATAATAAATGCAAACCTATTTCGCAAATAGAGTTGCATTTGTTGGCAAGTTCGGCGTTGGTAAGTCCTTTATGGCAAACTGGCTCTCTCAGAATTACAATTTCAAAATATTCAGTTTTGCCACGGGTCTAAAAGAAATTGCGCGGGATTATTACGATATGAAAGACAAAGATCGCCTGTTATTGCAAAATATAGGAGATGCGATGCGCTCCGTGGATAAAGACGTTTTTGCTCGAAAAACTATTCGCGACGTGGAAAAATACGAAGCCCAATGCGAATCGCAAGACGAAAAGAGCTTCGTTGTAATAGACGATTTGCGCTTTGAAAACGAATACCGCGCTCTGAAAAATATTTACGGGTCCGAGTTTATCGTAATTAGAATAAAAACCACTATGAAATCTCAATCGCCCCAAAAAGGAGAAAATCACTACAGCGAACAACAAGCATCCGAAATATGCGCCGATTACGAACTCAATTCTGGCGATTTCGACGGTCTCACTTTAATTCTATCCGATTAAAGAAATTAAATTCTTCCACTTTATTAATAATGTATAAGAATTTAATACAGATCAACTTCCTGACGATAGCGAAATTGGCCAAAATTTCAAGACATCTTTTCCCGTCAGTTAACCCCCAATATTCAATTTGGGGTTACGTATTGATATGTGTCTATTGTTTGCCTCTTATACTAGGAATTATATCGGTCCTATCGATAATTACTTGTCTTTTATTTGACAAAACCGGGTTTTTCTTATGGTTTTATGTATTCCCAACTATAATTATTACTGGGACACTTAGTATATTGTATAATATATTGTATAGATTTATGTATCCACCAAAAAAACCTCTCTTGTATGCCAGAGCCCCCATGTATCCCAGAGCCCCCATGTATCCCAGAGCCCCCATGCGTTAGTATTCCTCAATTACTCAGTGTCACTTGAATAAATTAAATTCTTTCGCTTTATTAATAATGTTTCAGACTTTAATTCTGTTTGGCTTATCGATTATATTTTTGGGTTACGTATTGATATGTCTCTATTATATGCCTCTTATACCAAGAATTATATTGACCCTATCGATAATTATATCTCTTTTAGGAAATTTTGAGAAGTACGGGTTAGCCTTATGGTTTATAATATTGCCAATTACAATTCTTATTGGGACACTTAGTATATTGAATAGATTTAGGTATCCACCAAAAACCCCTCCCATGTATGCCAGAGCCCCCATGGGTTAGTATTCTTCGATTAGTCAGTGACACTTGAAGAAATTAAATTCTTTCACTTTATTAATAATGAACGATTGGTACGCTAAATTAAACAAAGCCCCATGGACCCCTCCCGACTATGTATTCGGCCCTATTTGGACCGTTCTCTACATATTAATGGCCGCTTCCTATTTCTTAATCAAAAAAACCAAACAATGCACCAAATACTGCGACGCCCTCGACTACTTTTTCCTACAACTATTCTTTAACCTCATGTGGTCATTCATCTTCTTCGACATGAAAATGCCAATGTACGCCCTTATCGACATGATTCTCATCATAGCTTTCACAGGTCTCACTTATAAGGCATTCTATAAATTCAACAAAACTGCGGCTCGCCTCCTTATCCCATACATATTGTGGCTTGGTGTCGCGTTCTCTCTCAATCTATACGTCGTTCTCAATAATTAACAATATGGTAGAAATTATATAAAATAAAATAAAGTAAAAAAGGGCTGTATTCAGCTTATTACTCGACTATCTTAATAGATATTCGACTAATTTTGTGCTAAATTTAAATAGAGAACGGCTGCTCGTGTATTGTTTTAAACCAAATTAAATTCAAATATTTAAAAAGATATCTCGATATATAATAGGTGCGGTATGTGTGATAATA